CTTTTATTACGACGGTTAGTATTGGTGCTGCTTGGGTGGCATTGCAGGTCAGGCTGACGCGCCTGGAGACTCAGGTGGCACACATTATAAACACCTTAGACGGGCAGCAGCAGGAAGTGCGCCGCATCGAGCAACGGCTCGGTAAACTTGAAAACAAAGTCAGCGCGTTGGAGGCAGTCATAAACCGATGAACAGCATCAGTATCAAAAGACTCGTAGTCGTTGTGATCGTGGCTTTTACAGCTGCATTCACCAGCGTATTCGGCGATGGTATCCGCACATCCGAAGCACACGACATTGCCGAGCTGGGCGCAGTGCTGGCACTGTACGGGAGCAAGGCGGTAGCGGCGGGTGTCTCCGCTGCGGTGAGTAGTGTGCTGGCTTTCCTCACGATGCCGTTTAGCGGTACGCAGGCGAACGCCTTGAAGGTGGGCAAATGAACCTGCAAAACTACCGACTGGAACCTAACCCGAACGTCCCCGGTGACTGGATTGTCTTTGGTGATATCTATGACAACGATGGGAACCTGCTTGGAACCTATGGGCCTGACGGGACATCTGTCTTTACGTGGTGGAACACGCAGGATGCAAACTTTCAAAAGAACTACGCGAATCAATTTGCTCTGGTAATGGCTCAGGAAATCGTCGCAGGAACAGCTGAATAATGGCAACGTATTATGTAAGACCGGACGGTAACAACGCCAATACTGGCACTGGACAGGCTGCTGGACAGGCGTGGCAAACACTTACCAAAGCACTAGGCGCAACAGGCATCGCATCAGGTGACACTGTCTACATTGCTCCCGGTTCATATAATGAGTCGGTAACTATAGGTATGACATCAGCGACTGCCACAACGTCTGTGATTGGTGATCCGACAGGCAGTCAGTTCACAGGCATAACAGCAGGGCCGGTTTATTGGACTGTTTACACTGCAATCGGTGCATCACCGACACTTACGTCAATCACAGCCACAAGTAAGGATTTTCTATCTTTTCAAAACATCTATTTTGATGCTGGAAAAGTAACCTTTACAACCAGTAAAAATCTAAGTTTTATAAACTGTCAGTTTATAGGACATGCAGATTTTACTGCTAACGTAAGTGCTGTAACATTGAGCTCACCAACATCAACTGCGTTAAATGCTACATTTTCAAAATGTAGTTTTAGTGGTGCTGATTTTGGTATGACTCTAACTGGTCAAAATGTTTCTGACACAACAAGTATTACAAATTGCTTTTTCTTTGGGTCAAGAATCGGCGCAAGTACAATCAATTTACAATGCAGTATTTACAACTGTACTTTCTTTGGTATTAGACCAACTGTAGCGCTTGGATTTACGGGCGGGTCTGCATCATTTCTGTCAACTGTTAGAAACAATCTATTTTTTAACTGTACTCAAGCGTTGTATTCAGACACAGCAAGCAGAGTAAGTCAAAGTTATAACAGGTTTATTAGTTGTTCTACAACTCTTTCCAATATTGCAACTGATGCCACTTCCACTACCACGTTTAGTTCAGGCTTGATTTTCCCGTATCAGTTGCAAAACAGTCTAGGGACATTCCAGATGTTCAGCAGTATCTTAGGTGGCCCTAACACCTCCTACGGTACAGCAACAGGCGCACCGGCATCTGATATGTACGGTGTGACGTGGACAGGAGCAACGCCAGACGCAGGCTCGGCAACATATCGAAACTTGTCATCTGTCGGAATGTACATCCCAACCGAGCGCAACGCATCAGCAATCACAATCGCACCCGGTAGCACATCACAAAGCATCGAGCTATATCTCGGTGCTACAGGCCTAGTATTCAACACCTCTGGTCTAGCGGCCTACTACGTCCGCAACCAGTCTGCTCCGGTTGCTATCACGCTGGTCACACAGACAGCAACGGGCGCGTGGTCATCTGGTGGCTTTGCAGAGATAAGTTCTTCCCTCGTGCCGGGCGTGTATCGGCTTGATGTCCCTAACGCAGCTTTCGCCGCTGGCGCATCAGATGTCACTATTGTGGTGCGTGGTGCAAGCGGTACGAATGGAGCAGTCTTGACAGTTACACTTTCAAGTGGTGGCTTGACGGCAGCGCAGACAGCCGCAGCGGTGTGGGATGAACCGTACACCTCGCACACAACAGCGAGCACGTTTGGAGCACGAACACTAAAGACAACGGTCGACAATCGGCCTGTAGATGTCGGGACATCAAACCACATCCAGGCTAATGTCCACGCGATTGTCGATTCGACAGCAGCTGCGTCGGAACTCTCTGGCGCTCTCCTTCACAACGGCACGGACTACATCAGCGCGGAGCTGTTGACGCCAGTTTCAGCTGCGACCAGCGTACACATCGGACCTTATCAACTCCTGGCTGATGGATTAGGCGCTGATCAGCCGCTCGATGTCAATGTGGGCACTGCCACGAGCATCGATGTTCAGGTCACTGATGCTAACGGAACAGGCATTGACATCACTGGTGCGACAACATCGGCTAAGGTCTACAGTTCAGCGGGGACACTCGTGGCGACCTATGCTGGCACTGCGACGTATGCGGACAATGGGCGCCTGTCATTTGGCTTGACGACTACGGTTACGAACACGTCTGGCACGTACACTGTGACTGTGACCAGGACAACAGGCGCGACCGACACGCAGATCTTTGGACCGCTACGACTTTATGTGAGGCCAGTATGAGTGTGAACATCCTTCAGATAACCGAAGATCCGGAACAGGTCACGCAGATCGCGGCCTGGACCGGAGACTGGCACACGTACGTTGTGCGCCTGGTCGATGACAACGGGTCTCCGATTGACATCACGACAGGCACTCTCGCGGCAACATACACGAATGCTTCCACAGGCGTTGCTTATTCGTTCGTGACAGGAACAGCCACGCTCACGAAGTCTCTCTCCTCACAAGGCATTGTGACGATCCTGAACCCCGCTGCATATCCAACAGCAGCTGTGATTCGCCTAACTTTGTCCTTCACTGTCTCGACTACCGTGCGCCGCTTCGGTCCACTGCTCATCGAGGTCCTGGCTCCGTGACCGTCAATGTCGACCTATCAGGCTTTGACGACGCGGAGAAGCGTTTTCGCATGCTATCTGTTTTTTTGCAGAAGGCGGTGAGTGCTGCTTTTACTGGCATGATCGCACTGATGACTGGACCAAAGTCAGGACGACGCTACAGGATCCCCGGAACACAAACGACGTATCGAGCATCCGCGCCAGGTGAAGCACCAGCTGCGCCAACTGGTAATCTTCGGACATCGATCACGATTGGCAAAGTCAACGATTACGAATATGTGATCAGCATCGCGGCGCCTTATGGCAAGATCTTGGAGTTCAAGAAAAACAGACCGTTTGCGATACCAGCATCCGAAAAGGCATGGGCGGTGTTTACTGGCGTGGTAAGGAAGTACTTCAATGGTTGAATCCTTAGTCGTCGATGAGTGGATCTATGACACGCTCACAGCTGATGCAACGCTTCAGGGACTGCTGGCCGTCGATAACAGATCGCCATCGTACCAGCAGGGCATATACCTGTACCTGGCTCCGGAAAAGGATCCGATCAGCCTCCGACAACCACAGGTTCCATACATCGTGGTGCGTCACACTGACGCTGGCCAGACAGACACGACATCGATCTGTGGTGGCCGCATCGTGACCACATCAAGCCATCAGGTGTGGTGCTGGGACACACAGAGTGGTGCAGTCTCGATGGCTCGCATCAAGGGCATCGTGGACCGAATCGATACACTGCTTAACAAGCAAAGTGTAAACAGCACGACGCCTGTATTCTTTTTGAATCGTGCATCGGTATCATCATCGGTCGACGTGTCGCAGGATGGTCGCGTCGATAATGGCATCGCTCAGATTTACGTTGCCACAATAACACCAGAGGTATAACTATGGCCCGTCCGCTTCTCGCTAAAGATGTAACACTTACAATCACTTTCACCGCTGCCGCTTTGACTGGCGACACGATTGCACTTCCGACCACGACTGCGACTTCGATCGTCTGTTTGGCAAAGTCGTTCAGCACAACAGTCACACAGAACATGGTCAATGCGACAGCGCTTTGCGCGGTCTTTGAAGCATCACTTCCAACGACACAGGCTGGTACTGTGAATCTGGAGCTGTACATCGACAACACGACTGGTCCACTTTTTGTAAGCAAAGTCGGATTCGGCTGTGAGATTGACGTCGACCTCGATGGCGCAGGGTCCGTTGCTGGCAACGTGGTCAAGTATTTTGGTATGGTTACAGAAGCAGGGCTTTCCCTGACTCCGGAAGAAACACAGACCGAAACTGCGACCATCAAGCTTGGTGTAAGTGGAATCACTGGTCTGTCAGGATCATAACTTGAGTTCAATCTTTGACAACATTCCCAAACTAGAGGGTCGACCTAATCTCGTAGTCGACATCGAGCGCTTCATAGGAACGCCAGGTTCAATCGTTTTCCGCGAACCGAAGGCATCCGATCTGTTTCCTCGGCCCGAAGTTGAGAAGATGTTAAAGATTGCATACCCTGAGTTTCCAGCTCAGATGCTGCAAATCCTGATGATCATGGCACGGTGTTATGTGATTCAGCCTGGTGATGGTGAAATCAATCCTGGAC